AATTATCACTCTCTTCTCCGATAGCCACAACATGTCCAACAACTGTTCCAGTTGTTGCAGTAACAAGCTTTCCAGCTGTAGAAGAAACTTCAAGCTCGGCACCCAAAGCAGGAGCAGAACTAAATGCATCTCCGCCCAAAAGGACAAGTCCCCTTGTCAAAACAGGAACTGTTTGACCTGGAAGAACTCCTTGAGATTCATCAAGTTTTTGAGGATAATATAACATTTTTTCTCCGTTTTCGTCGAATGCCAAGGTTTCACGAAGTGTGATTCCTAATGCACGACCGGATCCGTCAGCAGGGGCTACTGTCATACCGTTGTACGGGTATGCGTTGTATCCAACATGCGCAGATGATTGATCAGCTCCCATATAATCTCTGAGATTATTTCCTGCCGATGCGCGAAGTTGGGGGATATCACCTGGTAGAGCTCCCGCACTCACAGAAACGACAACGCCTGAGTCCCACTTGCCACTGGATGTTGTAACGAAACTCGACAGCGTGTCCGAGCCTCCAATTTCCAATGAGAACAAGTTAACAACGTCGTGTTCGCTGTAGTCTCGGTATGGTAGTATTCTTTTTGCCATAATAAGATCTTTCTTTTTTTTAGAATGAAATGTTTATAGAGTCTTTGAAAGTTTTTGCGAATCTATCCCTCAGGGACTGAGATTCGCAAGACGATTCATTGTTATTCACAACAGATGCCTCCTCAACTTCAATATTCTCTAAGATATCGTCAGACTCATCAGACTCTTCGGATTGATCGGAAGCCTGCGAGACTTCTGCAACAACCTCTTCTGAAGCTTCAGATACTTTTTCTTCAACTTGAGCAAGTCGCTTTTCAACTTCTTCGGCTATTTTTGCTTCCAAAGCCTGAGCCTGCTCAGAGATGAATTCTTTATTTTTGTGTTTCCAAACTTTCGATAATTTTTCTTGATAGCTTGCGAAAGAATCGTCCGAAGCATCAAGTTCGGAAAGTTCAGATGCTAAGATTTGACGATCTTCATCATCTAAATCATAGATTTCGTCCAAAGCTTCCATGCGATTATTGAAAAGAACTTCCGCTTCTCTTGCAGCATTTTCTTCTTCAAGGTTGGAAAGCTTTTCTTCAGTGGCTTTAAGTTGCTCTTCCACTTCGGCCATTTTTTCTTGAATAGCTGCTTGAGCTTTGGCAGCTTCTTCTTTTTCAGCTTTGGCTTTTTCAAGGTCAGCGATATACTTGTCACTTTTTTCTTTTATCGCCTCGCTAAAAACCTTAGAAATGCTAGCAACTGCTTCTTCAGAGAAGTCTTGCTTGCCAAGCTTTTCATCTAAAGCTGCTCGGAATTCATTAATAATTGTGTTCTTATCCATAATAAAGTTTGTTTCAGTTTCTTTGTTTAGTACATTTTCTTCAACAGATTGGGAAATTTTTTCATGTTCTGTAATGATTTTATCAATAGGCTGTATTTTTTCCTTGGGCCCTTCTTTACGTTCAGGAGCTTCTCTGTGTTCAACTACTAAGCCTTTTACATCTGCTGCAGGATTTGACGTAAAGCCAATTCCAAGTGGGAATATGTCGCCCACGATAAGTCGATTAACGGTTCTTCCATCGGATAGAACCCCTCTTCCCCCGAAAGATTTTAAATACGGATTGTACTGTTCGATTTCTTCTGGAGAAGAAACTATAATAGAATCATAAAGGTCGTTACTGCCAACAGCGATTACATAATCATTAAAACCAACTTCCCAGCTTGCAGATACAGTATGATAAAAATCACTATCTTTACTGGTTGAATTAACAACTAAATCTGCAAATTCTTTACTAGCTGTTTTATAAATTACTGCACCCAATGCAATGTTGTAAGCTCCATCAGAAACTAATGCTTCTTCGTCGCTCATTAGCTCGGAGTAGTTGTCGTATTTTGAAAATCCCGCAGAAACAATATGACCTACAATTTGCTCTCGGTTATGTTCTATGTTTGTTGGCTTATGAATGAAATAGTCTTTTATTTTTACTGCAGCCTCGCTATCAATACCATCTCCGTTTTTATTAAATTTATTGACCACTGCGGCGTTGAATGCAACACCAATTAAATCTATGTTTCTTTCTAGATTAACTCCTTTTGGAATAAGAGGTCTGAGAGCTTCAATCGAGGCAAGACTAACATTCGAATCATCTATATTGTTTGAAGCATAAACAACATTATCAAACGTTGTAGTATATTTGTATTTGTGTGGCATTTGATTTAAATACACTCAGTTTATAAACATGGGAGTAAAAGTTTGAAATGTTGACTGATCCTTTGCGTCAAGCATATCATAGTAGAGTTTAACCATCCAATTACCCAGTACTAAAGCCGAATAAGAATCTTTTCTTGCTTTATCGGGACCAGTTTGCCTTCTGAGATTTGATGGCAGATCAAAACTTTGAGTTCCTGCGGCAGATGAAGTGATCTGTATTAAAGAGCATTGACTTTTTATTAAGTTTAACATATCAAATTGATGTTCTACGAAGTCGATCATTTTTGCTTGATCTGTTTGACTCATGCTTTGAGAGGTTCTCAGAAATTGAAGCTCATTTATTGGGATCTTCTTTTTTCTTTGTTCGTTATAGTTATCATCTATAGCTCTTGAAGCAAATAAGATTCTTTTGTGATCAAAGTTTGATTGCAATAATTCGTTTGCCCTTCGAATCCATTGGCTAGTAGGCTTTCTTAAATAGCAAATAGTATTATTATCAATATTGTATTCTCTTTTACCCTCGGATAATCTTTCTTGGTAATGCTCAATGTCATCAAAGTTTGTATTTAAGCATTTTATTTCTTTGTTTTTCTTTTTGAATAAACTACTTTCATTTACAGCATTAATAAATTGCACACCACCATTGTAGTCTCCAATGATAGCTACAATATTAAAATTACTTAATAAATAATCAAAGTAAAAAATATGTTGCTTTAGGTTTGCTCCAGACAAAGCATAGCTATGCACTACGGTGCCAATTTTCTTTGCATCATTCAATTGTATTAGTAGCATGGCAAAATCATCACTGCTTTCACTCTCGGCCCAACTTGGGTCAAATGCAAGGATGTATTTTTCTTTAATTTCTCCTTTTACCTGAATGCACGGCATTTCACCATCTTTTAATGTACATGCAGCCATTTTGGACGTCTTGAAATACCCTGAGCTATCATCAGTAAATACTGCACCAAATTCTCTATCGAACTGGCTTTGGCTCATCGTGGATTTAGCTTGATTGATCAGATTTTGGTCGTATAGCTGTTTTGGTGCGCAGTCATAACTAAATTGCATAATTACTCTATGGGCATCAGACTTCTTTGTTCCTCCTGTCATAATTAAATCTTCAAATTGCTCGTAAGCTTTGTACATATATTCAAATTTATAACTTGCAGATGATAGGGCTATCAATTTATTGTTTGGCCAAATATGACGATCAGACTCTTTCATCTTTCCTTGCTTAATTAGATCTGTTTCTACATTATAAAGCTCTTCTCTTTGTGTTGGGTTTTCTACCACACTCAAGAACGGTATGATAACCTCATTATATATTCTTTCTGGCATAAGCGCAAACTCGTCAATAATGATTCTATGAAACCTAAATCCACGCAGCTTTTCACCATCACCTAAAGGCAATGCTCTAATTTTTGAGCTACCAATTTCCAGCAGCCACTCGTCATTACTTTTTGATTTATGAGAAATGCATTGACTTAAATAATGAGCTTGAGGCTTTGAGGCGATATCTTCTATTTTTTTAAAAATCATTTTTGCCTGACGAAACGATTTAGACAAGATACCAATTTCCACTCCTTGATTAAGTATCGCATCAAGGTATGCGTATATTGCAGTTGTGAATGATTTACTCATTCCTCGACTCCATACGCCCATAAAATAATCTGTTTCAAACATCGCCTTAATTGCCATATGTTGAAATGGAAAAAGCTTAACACCAGAAATTAAATCTGCAGTAAAGGTAATATTTTCCCTCAGAAACTGATAAAGTAAAACCTTTGCTTCTCTTTCCTCAATGTATCCCTCGATAGATAAAATTTTTGAGTTTAAATCCTCCGATTCTTTTCGAGACAATTGATTACCTTGTTCCCATGCCATATTAAATTATTCCCCTATCTATATAATGTTGTAGATCCACATTCCATAATTTTTTGCCCATCAATAAAATTTTAGGTATTAGCTCTTCTGACCTCTCTCTGCTTCCTGTAAAAATAAATTGACAATTCTTATTAAACTCGTGACTAAGCACTCTCATATTATGATAAATGTATTTTAAATTTGATTTATGCGCTCCCCATCGATTGTTTTTTGCTATTTTATCAAGACTACTTTCAGTGACAATAAATAAATAGCTATCAAAATCTTTGGCCCTTTGCAGTTCATTGCGAAACCTCTCGAGACTGTTTTTGCTCAAGGTTGACTTAAAATCCTGCTCGCTTTTTCTGTCAATATATGTATAGTTGTAATTATCTCCACCAATTGCATAATCTCCGAAGTCTAGCTTTAAAGATTCTGACTTTGCAAAATTTAACGGCTGCTGCTCTCTAGTATCAATAAATATTTCAAGCTCACTTGTATCACATGTTTTAAAATCTTCAGGCAGGCGACTTCCAAACATTGGCTCAACATTTAACTCCCTACAAGCTGCGGTATATGACCCGAAAAACTTTTGATAAATTTCTACAGTGGGTAAGCTGTTAATTTTTAGCTCTAAGTAACACGGGCCAACCGAAAGCCCTTTTAGTTTTATTCTGCTTGATAATAATTTTAAAATGTAATCTTTAACCTTATCTTCTTTTTCTGTATTGCACCATTTTATCAGTTGAGTTCTATTGGAAAAGTCTCTCGAGAAATAATCATCTTTATTTTTAAATGGAAGAGGCTCTCCAGTAAGTAAATTTTTTCTTGGAAAATATTTAGTATAATATTCTGCCATAGTTAAACCATGGCTCTTAAGGTGCCCGTGCAAGCCCCTGTCAGAATCAAAATTCTTGTCACATATTTTGCAGGAGTTCATTTTTGTAACATTAAATTATATCCTCTTTGGATATGCCTA